GAACGCCTCGTCGACCAGAAAGTCAGACCCGGCCTCAGTCAGTGCGCCAGTCGGCAGGGTGCCAGTCACAGCGGCGGCCGTGGTTGACGTAATGATCCCGCCAAGCAGATTGCCGATGGTCAGCGTGGCCGTGGCATTAACGGCTGCCGGAGTAGGCTGCACCGTTGCCTCGCGACGATCCTGCTTGACCACAGGAGCCGAACCGACTTCGTACTGCACTTCGACGCCACCGGTAGCCTCGACGATGATCGACGCGCCGGAAGCGTAGGGGCCAAACACGGCCTGGCTGTTATTGACCGTGCCGACCGCTGCAACCTGATCGGGGTAGTTTGGGAACCCGACAACGCGCGAGACCGTCGCATAACCCTGGGAATAAACCGCGATGGATTCTCCGGCCGGGACGGCGACCGTAACGGTGCCATTAGCTGCTAACAACATGATAGTGATCCTTTAAGAATTAAGCCTGGCCGAACAGGATGACGCCGGACATTTCGGGCTGCTTATTGACCACGCCATAAAGCGTATCAATCCGGAACTTGGTGCGCATGGTGTTGATGTCGTAAAACTTAGTCATCACCAGCTCAAGACCCTGATCGGTCGTGCCGCGCTGCACAGCGACGCCAGCATCGGCGGGCACTGCATAGCGGCCCGGCAGAATCTCGATGGCATCCTTCTGCCAAAACGGGTTGACGTTTGCAGTCGTGGTATTCAAAAACACGATTGCAGCGTTGGAAGCCGTCGAGTTGAAGGTGACGTTTTGATACTGCGCCTCGGCATCGGTGCCGCCCTGGCCACTGATGATCGGGGGCGAAACTACCATGGTCGTGCCGCTCAACACCTGCATAACGCGGAAGGTCTTAAGCTGGCCCGTGCCGCCCTTGGTAATGTGATGCACAGCCTCGCAGTTAGCGATCGTGAATGCATCGCCTGCGGCGACGTTAACCGTGCTGGACACCGTGATGGTCTGAAAACGGTTGTCAACGTTGGCCGACTCGCCTGTCGCGGCAACGGTCGTTGCCTTGGGCACCCAGTAGTTAGCGGCACTGGTGCGAGTGTCCATCGTGATGCCAGCGCCACCAGCGGCGGCAGTCTTGCGCACGGCATAGTCCAGCTTGTAGGTCTCGAACGAGGCCACGCGGCCGACGTATGCGTCACGCAATGCACGGTCGGAAATATCGTTGCCAAAGCTGCGGGTGCTAACGGCCAGGTTTGACGCCATGCCGTTGTAATCGCGCGTGGACAAGGCCAGATAGCGGTCGTTACCGGCGATGCCCTGCTCGTTGAAAATGGCCTCAGCCTGCGCCACGTCATCGAAGCCCGATGCAGCCGAGGTGCGCTTCACAACCAAGGTGCCCTGGTTGGATGCCACGTTCATAACTGCCAGGTTGATATCGCTGGCCAACTTTTGCTTGGCAGCGTCACCCAGTCGGCCCTCTTGCAGCGCGTCACGCAACTCGGTGGCGGTCATCGACCAGGGCACCGAGCGGCTAAAGCCAATCGTGGCCGGCACAGACAACTGCGTGTAATCGCGAAAGTTGGTGGTCTGGTCGGTGCCGCTATAGCTCTGCGAGATATAGGGCTGGGGACGCCACAGGATGTTATTAGACCGCTCCATCATCGATTGGTCGGTGTTAAACGTGCTGACGTTGCGCGACAACACCAGCGCGTCGTTGAAGCCTTCTAAAAGGTCCTCAAACGCAACGCGCTCTTCTTTACTGAAACTGTTAGCCATGATTACCTCTGTTTAGATTTTAACTTTAGCTGCCGCTTATAAGCCACGACCTTGGAGATATCTCCAGTGCGTGCCGCTTCTTCGCGCAGCCTTTCCAAATTTGAATCAACCGACCCGGAAATTCTTGCCGTACCGCTGACCGTCTTTTCTGGTGCCGGCGCTTGTTTGGTTCGCGTGCTCACTTTCAATTCCTTTTCAAGTTTGGCAATCGCGAATGCAAACTTAACGGGGCTTTTAATCGCCGCAAGCTCTTTTGCCTTCGACGGGCTTTTACCAAGCGCGTACACCAAAAGCGCGGGGTTCTCTGCGCCTTCAAGCATTACGCCCTGCTGAGTTACGTCAAACAGACTTTGGACCGCATCCTCTGCCTCATCGTAATCGCGCACCTTTAGCTCTGCCTTAGCCTTGCCGTAAGCATCAAGCTTGGCTCGCCAGTCGCGCTCCTGCGCCTCCTGTGCGTCCCTCGCTCGCTGCTCGGCCTGGTCGGCGTCGCGTTTGCGCTCAAACCATGCGGCCAACTCGGCCTCGTACCGTTCCGAGTCGTACTCGCAGCTATCAAGCGTCGGCTTTGGCCCCAGCTGCACTGGCTTGGTCTCAGTGCTTGCAGTGCTCTCTAGCCTTGCTTTGAGTTCGCGATTCTCCCGCGCTAATTCGCGCTGACTCTTGCGCAACTCCTTGACCCATCGCGGTGCGGGCTTTTCCTCTGGCGGCTGCTCGTCGCCAATGGAAACCACAACCTCGTCTGCGATCGCGTCATCGTCGCCCTGGTCGTCATCGGTGCCGGATAGTGGCTCAGCATCGACTTCGGTCTCTGGTTCTTGATCGACAATCTCAAACTCTGGTTGCCCGTCCTGCTCCTGATCTTGCTGCTCTAACATCGTCTGCCCCTAAACTCATCCGTTAATGCGGCCGGATGGTTGCCGCTTATTGCATGGGTGGCGTGATCGCGGGCTGCTGGATTTGCTCAGGCTGCCCCAACCCGCCACCGATTAACTGTGCCATCTGTAACGCCTGGTCCTGCGCGCTGGCATCGACCTTGCCTAATGTCTCGACTGTCTTGGCGCGTGCCAACTCCGAATCTGCCACCGTCTTGATAACCGATGCGCGCGCCTGCGATGCCTTGGCCATTGCCTCCTCTGCTGCGGCTTGCAGAAACACCGCATTGGGGTCTTGCGGCTGGTTCTGAGCCTCGGCCTGCATCTGCGCCATTTCCTCATCCGTCGGCTTAATCACGCCGATGCGCACCAGTTTCTTCCGGAAGTAATCGCGGATGCTCTGGACGCCTTCGCCTTCCATATTGAGCATCGCCATGCCGGTCAGCACTTGGCGTGTCTCGGGGTCATCGCTGATCTGGATCATGTTGATCAACGAGCGCAACGTGGCCTGGCGCTTACTGCGTGATGTCGGGCCAATCGACACGGACACATCAAACGCGGCGGAGGATAGGTCGTTTTCGTACTCGATCGCGCCGGTCTTTTCGTTGATCGTCGGCTTCATGAGTTCCGCAGAACTCATCTCCTCCTGATCGTCAACGATCTTGACCTTGCGGCCCTCCTCGAAATACACGTCCTTGGCCATTGAGAGCCAGACCTCGCCCACCCGCTTAATCATTTTGGCCTGGTTGCTCATGTAAATAAATGCCTGGGCGTCGATGCGCTCCTGGATCATCTCCACAGCTTTGCCGCTGATGTTGCTGACCATCTTGTCGGCTTGCTGCTGATTGCCGAGGATGTCGGCCATATCCTGCTCTGTGACTTGCAACAGAGCGGCCATTGCAGGCGGGATGGCGGGCGGTTTGGTGTACGCGGCTGGGCCAGCTGACACGATCTGGCCGTCAGCTCCGGTTAGCGGGTTAGTCAGCAGGTACGGGTAGTCCTTGAGATTGTCCTGCGCCCACATCAGCTCGTGGCCGGCCATTTGCTGCGGCGTGAAGATCGGCTTTTCGATTGGCGACAATGCGCTGATCTCGCCCAGCTTGGACAGCTGCATGTTCTTTAGGCGCTGTGCATCTTTGGCCAGGCGCACGTGACCCATGCAACGCTCGACGTTATCCACAAACCACCGTTTGCCGTAGACCGGCACGATCGGAATATGTTTCCCGGCGATATACCCAACGTCTTCTAGGATGCCGCCACCGCTCAGAATGTATTTGCGCACGCGGCGCCGCTTGACGCGCTTTTGGCGCACGAGCACATGGCCGGTATCTTCTAACTCGGCCTTGATCGTCTCATCGCGCTCAAATTCCGATGCGTAATGCTTAGTCTCGGTGCCATCCAGTGCGCGGTAGGTGTAGACCGTCTCGCCTACCTCATCGACCCGGTAATACTCGCAGACGTACACAACGTCCGGAGTTTCCCAGTCAAACTCAAGCTGCTGGATATCCTTGGGCCAGCTTGTGA